CTCTACGGCCACTGATGCGGTGGGCAACTTGGACACAGAGTGCTCATCGGTGAATCAGGCTCAGTGTGACCGTGCGGGTTCGTCGAGCTATTCGGCGGGTGATGGGTTGAGTGTAAAGATCACGACAAATTCTGGATGTGGCGGTAGTGGCATGAAGGGGTGGGGCTGCGTCATCCGGTACAGCTATGATTAAGTTTCTTGTTGCGCTTTTCGCCCTACTGGTGATGGGGCAAGGATGCCCCCCGAAGAAACTCGTCCTGGTGGGTGATTCGACCATTGCCTGTGACAAATATTTCGATCCGGCGATTTCCGCTCAAGAGGAGCTCGGGCCTGGGTGGGTAGTCGTCAACGAGGCGATCCCGTCCACTTCGTCCTATTCTTGGAGGGAAGAGATAGCCCAGATCGTGAAGGACCGTCACGGGGCTGCCCACTATTTCGTGATCCTCGGGATCAACGACTGGTTCCTCGAGGAGTGGGAGATCGTGGTGCCCTGGGGGACAACGGAGGCGAACGAGGCGTTGGATCAGATCGGGGTGATCCTGGGTCCGAATACATGGATTGCGGAGCCTACGCCCGTTGATCGTTCAGTTGAGGTTTCCTGGCCGATACCCGGGAAGCCTGACATTACGATTCACGATTATGCAGATTGGTGGGATGAGCTCACGCCGACCCGGCAGTGGGCTACGAGTTTCCCCCCATTCTCGAAATACGATGGCTTGCACCATGATAATGAGGGCTGTGAAGCTCTCGGATCAGCTATCGGACAGTTTGTGAAAAACTCCTCATCCTGATCCGTACTTGCGTTATCGGTGTTTATTCGTGCATACATGGATCCTATGAAGCGTCACAATCTTCCCAATATTGTCCGTAGGGGGAAAACCCCCCTGTATTGCGGAAAGCGTCAGGGCCGAACTCCATTCACGGATATGGCTACTTCGGCCCCTAAGCACGTAAGTCCGAGTAAGCACCTCAAGCGGAAATGAATCTGGAAGAATTGGAAATGATTGATCGCTTGTCCTCTGCAATGGCCGAGCGTATTCCCCAGGACGTAAAGAGTGCTCTGGGGATGTACGTAGAAATGCGCCGTTCTCGACTGCGAACCAACATTTCCTCACGTCCAGATTATGAAGTGCAGGATATTGGGAAGAGGCTAAAGGCCCTTCGCGACCTGAACGAAGTAATCTCGAATGAGTCAGAGTCTGAGGCTCTGCCCCATCGGCCCCCCGAAGGGGAGTCGGTAGCTCGGTATCAGGCCTATCTCTCTGATCTGCTTACGCCGGATGGGTGGGAAGACGAGCTTCTTCCGACCCTAAAAGAGATCCTGAATGCCTGCGATCTCACCTTTGAAGAAGGTGGGGACGTCAGTGGCGCAAAGGCATTGAGAAAAGAAATCGAGATTCTGATTGCAGTTCTTCAGAATATCGCGAGGAATGGGCGTGGAGCCCGAGTCGAATTGTTTGAAAAGGAGATGAACAATGGCTGGACAGCCCAATCCCGCTGACCAAGTACGTGCCGAGTTGAATGCCACTTTGGGCAAATTTGCCCAGAATCAGGCAAAGCAACAGGAACAGATCCAGCAACTGGCCCAGGTCGTCCGTCAGCAGAATGAGCAGAAAGCTCCTCCTCCTCCTGCTGGGACTGCTGAGAAACTGGACCAGGACATCTTTGATGAGTTCTCGAAATCCCCGTCTGCGTACACCCAGAAGGTGATGTACGGAGCAAAGGAGCAGGCGAAGACCGAGCTTCGGGAGGAGATGAAGAAGGAGCTGGAAGAGGTAGAGAACCGACGTTCCGAAGAGAATTTCTTTGGCCAGGTCTGGAACAAGAACCGGGATATTACCGGAATGTTCCGCCGTGCTGTGGTCGACCGCTACAACGAAATGCCAGTGGAATCTGGCACTCGCTCAGAGCGGATCAACCAGGCCATCAAGGAAATGCGGGAAGAGCTGGCGTCTGAGCAAGCCAATGCGATTGAGCTCCGTGAGGAGGAAGAAGCGCAGAAGCGGCTTCAGTCGAGCCCTGGTGGTCAAGCTCCCTGGACGAACCTGTTTGGCAAACAGCCTGCACAAAATGAAAATGGCCAAGTCGTAAATCCGAGTCAGGTAACTGCGGACTGGGCCAAGGAACAAAACGAAGCAATGGCTTCGCGACGCGTTGGGGCTGGCTTACGCCGATAGCCCTTCACCCGGGTCCGGGGGTGACCCTTCATAACCTCGCCGCTCGAGAGGTGTGAGACATGGCAGTACCGGGCCAGAGCTTTGGAACTCAGGCTGCGGGTGCCTATTTCACCAATCAGACTCTCTCGAAAGAGCTTCGCTCCGTAGCGCAACCTCTGGCGCGTTTCCGCCAGTTTTGCCGGAAAGATCCTCAATTCGGGAAGCGATCTGGAAGCAAGCTCCTCTTCAACAAGTTGAAGAATATCGGTGCTACGGCATCGACGGGAGCGATCATTGGTGAAGGGCAACCGATTCCTCGAGATGGTTTCGAGATTACGCAGGGCGAATGCATCGCCGTGCCGTCAGGTCAGGCTATCCCCTGGACGGAGGAGTACGAGGTCCAGTCGGAGTTTGAGCCACGCGATCCGATTGAAAGTCGGATTGTGGACCACATGGCGAAGTCGCTCGACTATCGAGCGTCTGTGCCGTTCCTCAATGGCGAGGTGGTTTACACCCCGTTGTCAGGAACAAATTCAAGCCTGCATCACGATGGAACCGGTGGCACTATTGCTGATCGGGATTTCAAGCTGTCTGACGTGAAGAACATGGCCGATACCGCTCGTTCGGGTCGGTATGGGTTCACGGGCGGCACGGAGCGACTTCCTCCGATGCCTCCATTTGACGGGCAGAATTACATTCTGCTTGCCGACGTTAAGTTGGCGCGTGGCTTGAAAGACGATTCTTCTTGGGAAAATGCCCAATACTACGGGGACCCCGAAAAATTGTTTTCTGGGGAAACTGGTAGAATTTACGGAGTAAGAGTGATCGAGGAAAATCACATCCTCGAAACCTTCTCTGGGATCAGCGCCAATCTTGCTCAAGGGATCTTTTTCGGGGACGACCCAGCAATCGAATGTGTTGTGACTCCAGAGGAAGTTCGTGTGGATATTCCTCGGGACTTTGGTCGAGATATGGCGATGGCTTGGTACTACCTCGGAGGCTTCTCTGAGGTCTGGTCGCACGCTAGTGATGGCGACAACCGGATGATCCGCATCGGCGGAACCTGATCCGAAATCTGAAGGAAAGGAGGAAAAGACATGGCAGGACAAAGCTATGGAGATTCTGGCGCGTTTGCGCTTCAGAGTGGACCTGTAGATCCAGATGAATGGGTAGTGTTGCCAAGCACTGCGGATCCTACTCTCGTTGAGATCTGCGCGGGCTCTAACGGCCTGGTCGTTACTGGCGTCGACTTCATTAACGACGTTGCGGGCACTACTGCGGCAGAGGTCATTACGTTTGAGCAGCGCCCTCGTCCCGGTACCGAAGCAGGGGACGTTGAGCTTGGGCGTGCTACGATTTCGGTGGCGCAAATGACCACAGTTGGTGACGTGGTTCGATGCGTATTCCAACCATACGGCCAGTCCGGGGTGAACCAGTTCGGGTTTACGATCCCTCCGGGCCAGTCGTTTGTGGTTGCCTCGACGGGCAGCTCCACGGATTGGAAGTGCGTCTGTATCGTGCGTGGCTACACCATCCCGTGGGGGTCTGAGAAGATCGACTCGGATGGTGAGCTGATCGAGTCGGACGGCACCAAGAAGATCTACAACGTCTTGATCGCAGCCGCTGCGTAATGGACATTGCATTCGGCAGACAGTCTGGAGGGAGGGAGGCTCAAAAGGCCTCCCCCCCGAAGGAAAAGAAGGCGGGCCAATTCCAGGTCATGCGTGCCCGAGCTCGCGCAGGATCGCTCGTCAAAGCCGATAACAAGCGGGATTCCCTGCTCGGAGGGGATACCGTGCGAACAAACGTAAAACCGAAAACGGTAAAAGTTTTGGAGTCAGAGGCGACGAAGCATGCCATCAACTCGGCACGCTCCAGCAACGACCCGTACAGGCGGGACAAGGAGCGTACTCTAAAGCCGGGAGCGGGGTACGTTGGCTGAGACTTTCAGCAATATGCAATCGGTGGTGCTGGAGAATCTTGACAGGATTTCTCCAGCTACCGCTGAAACCACCCAGGCGGGGCGCTGGATCAATCAGTGCATCCGAGAGGATATTTGCAATCTTGTAAATTTCCCCTGGATGGAGGCAATCGAGAACAAGACTACGGTGAAGGATCAGTCGATCTACACCTGGACGGATCAGACCAAATTCAAAGACGTCCAGTACATCTATTTCCGTAAAGCGGCGACAGATGAGTGGAGACGATTGGATGAAATCCAGCCCGTAGCTCTACATGACCATTACATTACAACAGAAAACTCAGAGCCTGTTGTCTGGGCCAGGGTCTACAGCTCTGGCAACCATGGGTTTGATCTCCGGGGCGTTCCCTCTACAGCGGGATGGTTGATCCGGGCCTATCTCTGGAATTACCCAGCGGAATTGACTGGCAGTAATACCAACGAAATCCTGGATACCTACCCCGGCCTGGTCGAAGCAGGGGCCTGTGCTCGAGGAGCGTTGCACTACAAGAATCTGGACGCAGCTTCGATGTGGACACTGCGGTTCCAGGCTCAAAAGCTCGCAATGCTCCGTGCCGAGCGTGGGCGAAGAGATCAATCGCGCCCTGTTCTAAGAATGAGTGCTGCGTCGGGACGGCCATCCAGCGGCAGGCGGCGAGGCTCTCGCAACCACGGTGGATCGGCCTATGACTGGCTCCCCTGATAACACGATCCTCCTGGGAGGAGTTGTTTCCGAGAGGGAAAAGAAACTCGACCAGGAGGTGTCCGATCTTTCCCAAGTTCGGCAGATCCCAAGCAGTGTTGTCGTCAGCCTCCCGGGCTTAAACCGGGGTGGGTATTTCCCGTTTGCGGGAAACGTAACAGGTAGCATTGCTACCCCCACAAATGGACTAGCCGCTGTGACGCCCTCACAGCCTCTCAGGCTGCGTGGCGGGCGGGTGACTATGATGGTCACCAATCAGCTGGAAGCCTCGTCTCCGGGCGTTCTGGGCGTCTACGACGGTGCTACCAACACGTTGCTGGCTACCCTGGTCGGGCACTCCTCTACGCAATCGGCCTCCACCCTCCTTGCCTCAGAACTGGAGTTCGACTTACGGGAGGGATTCTCGGCCACTGGTCCGTATTACATAGCCGGTACTCAGAATATCGGGGGTGGAATTATCCACGTCTCGGGCCTCTTGTATGGGGTGATTTCCAGTGGCTGATCCGAAGAATCAAGAACAGCGAACGTTTCGCCTGGAAGGTTTCCAAGACCTACTTGGAACAATGGAATCCAGGGAAGCGGCATCAGCAGGCCGCCAGGCAGCGGGTGCGAATGTAGAACCTGTTGATTCGGAGTGGTGGGTACGTCCTGGATATTTCCCCATTCACGATGAGGATCGTCAGGATGCTTTCCCCAATCTGGGCTCAATACCTTGGTGGACCGTTGTTGATCCAGGGGAGCAGACCAGTGGCGATATTTTCGTTTATCTCGTTAATCCGTTTTATGTTCTCAGATTCAAGAGGACTGGCAGCTTTGATGTTCGTGCAGCTTATTTACCCGCAGCGACGGGAATAGAAGTATCTTTTACGAATAACAGCAAATCAGCCACCCGAGTTGACGCAGCTACAATTACAGTCGGTCAGCTTCTCCTGGTGGATGGTAGTCACTTGAGTCGGGCTGATGCGGTATATCGAGTAGTTGCTTACTCAGATCCGACTATCACTTTGGATCGTGTCTATGCCGATTCTACTGGATCCAAAACCAACTGTAGTTTTGTAAATCCGATTACGGATCCAACAGCATATTTTAGCGGAGCTGGTAATCGCGACGTTGCAGACTTGGCAACAAACGGAAAGTTTGGAGTCGCAGTTATCGACCAGTCGGTAACTCGTAGCGGCTCGACACTCGGATACGCGAACGAGGCTACTGTAGCTGGGGATCAGTACCTGATTATTACAAGCGAGGTTGCTGCACCTGCGGCTGTGAATCTCAGCGATTTCTCGAAGCCCCTGGACGATGACTTCTTTCGAGATACTTCAGTTGAAGATGGATCTGGTAATCCAGCACCAACAAAAAACCTACGTGGTTGGGTTTGTTGTACTTGGCAGAACCAGTTGGTGATTGGCCATGCTGGCGATGCAAATGGGGAAGCAACAAACCGTTCTATCTGGCTTTCGCAGCCATGGGATTACCAGTCGTTCCATGATGGAACTCCGGGAGAGAACGCTAGTTCCAGAGACTTTAATCGCGATGGTTTCGATGATCCGATTCTTGCGGTGTTGCCACTGGGGCGGGATCTAATCGCTCACCGTTCTCGGTCTCAAGATATTGGAAGCCCCTATGAAGACCCACCTGTTATTTGGACGAGAAACCAACAAGGCTTTGGTGCAGTTAATTGTCGATCAATCGTTGCGGCTAACAACGTGCACTACCTGTGGTCTCAGGTTGGGCCGGCGGTCTTCAACGGAGTATCGGTGGCACCTCTGGCAATTAAATACCGAGAATATCTCAAGAGCTTAGGTCTTTGGGCCATCAGTCCATTGATGGCCTATGATGATCGGCTGCGATCTCGAGTATGTTGGGTATTTAATGATCGGAAATCTCGGTATTTGAGCGAGGTTAAAGGCGCGTCTTCCACAGTTTCTGTGCCTATTACGGCATCTGATACCGACACTACTTTGAAGGATCGCTGCACTGTTGTCTGTTTTGACTACACGCGCAATTACCTCTGGATTGAGGATTCCCCCACATTCGTAGGTTCTGGTTTGCGAGATGATAGGACTTACCTCGCTGGGGTTTATGGAAATATCTACGACACCTCTGAAATATTCGAAGATAACACTGTCGGAAAAGACACCCTGCATACCGGAAGCACAGAGGTAGTTCCTGCTTTTGTTGAAACACCCTGGTTCAATCTCAATTCAATAAAAAGAAAGCATCTTCATACGCTGTACGTAGAGCTGCGTGCTTTGAGTACCACTGACAATACTAAGCCTTGGGAGATTGAGGATCTTTGGTCTGGTACCAGTGACGCTCTTCGTTTCTGCAATGTCGAAATCTTTGCCGATCACGAGACTGACGTAAAGCAGACGCTAACCGGATGCCAGCTAACTGTCAGTACAATGCTGAATCTAGCGGCAGATGCAGATAGAAATCATCCCATCATGTTGATGCAGCTATCGCCTCGGGTGTCGGGGAATGAGTTCAAGTTGCGGTTTAACAACCTTGGTATTTCAGCTCCGACGAAACAGGGTCATTTTCGTATCTCTGCTGTTGAGGGAGTTTACGAACAGGAACAAAGCTCTCGTTACCGTGAGCCTTTGAACAAGTAGGACGGGAGAAGAGCCAATGGCACCGAAAGCCAAAGTTGATGCAAAGGTTCACAGCAAGACCATGTGGCCAGATGATGTTGCTGCCCTGGAGAAGATGAGTCCTGCGGACAGAAAAGGCCTTCGGGAGCTTCAGGGTTTAGATCCCAAGAAGCTCAAGGATGCTTATTGGGCCGAGGCGGTGAACGAAGCGGCAATCAAAAAGCATGGGAAGAAAAAGGTCGACGAGTTTTACGACAGCTTTCCACAGAAGCCGACTCCTACACCCCAGCCGGTAGAGTCGAAGGATCAATACGCGCGTCGGCGGCAAAAGAGCGACTTCAATATCTACAAACTCTATCAGGCTTACCGTGATGGTACGGGATACCTTCGTATTACCGGGACTGGGCCGAAGAGTAGGCATGAGTGGACAGCAGAAGATGTCCAGCGTGCTTTCAGCTCAGATAGCCCCCAGGGCGAACGTCGTCTGGAGCATTTCAAGCGATGGAAAGCTGGCGAAGTAGAGATTGGGGGTTTCACGTTTGATGATGAATGGACTGGAGAAGGTCCTGGTCCAGATCCAACACAGCCGACCTGGACGGAACGTGAGGAATCAGACCCAGTAACCAGTCCTACTCGCCCTCCTCAACATCTCGATGAGCAGTGGGAAGGGCCAAGCTGGAAGGTTGGAATCTTTGGCTCCATTGCCCACGGTACAGGCTGGATTGATGTAACTGGCGCTGTCGGACCGAAGGGAAAGTATTACAACCACTTCCAAGTTCGGCAGATGTGGGAAGACAATCCGGATTGGCAAACTGATCGGGATGCTTGGCGTACAGCAAATGGTTTTGTTCCAGGAGAAGGCTGGACAGAGGGGCCTCCCGCAGCCGGAACAGGCAGCATAAGTCAAATTTTCGACCTGTGGTATCGCGCTAAAGCCGAGAACGGTGGCAAGCCACTAGACGACGATTTCGATATTGGCAATGGCATGACGGCTGGAGAGGTCAGGGAGATCGTTTCCTCTCGCCCCAGCATCCAGCGTGAACATGACCGATGGCTGGAGAAGCATGACTGGGCGGGAGGAGAGCCTCTTGGTGAACCCGATACGAATCGAGAAGAGGAGCCTGAATACACAGGTCCAACTCATCTTCGTCCATCTGCCCGAGAAGATCTGACGGGCCTGGCGCAACGTCTTATTTCCGAACACGATGCTGCGATGAAAGAGGGGGAAGACGTTCACGATCTAGTGCGACTGACGCAAAATTTTGAGAAGAGGATGGCTATTCTCGAAAGGCGCGGCACTATTGATTGGGACAATATTACTTGGGACAGCAGTCGGTTCCACAACCCGGAAGCAGAAGACATGGACTTCCGGGAGCGAATTTCAAGCGGACAACGAGCTGGATGGGAACGAAAAGGACGTCGTTATAATCCGTGGATTTGGGCACAAGGAGAACTTGAAGAATTTGGGAGCCTTGGTCCTGCTCGGCGAGAAGAGGCGATTCGTGGACTTAAAAGGGGAGAACGGTATTTGGGTTCTCGGCCTGAACCTCAACCTGAAGAACCAACTGAAGAAGAGATGCGACCTATCCCAGATAGAACCTGGGAGCTTTGGATTAAGGATGCAGAACGTCGCAATCTCACCCCAGGGATAATCAGGCAAGAAGCCTATGCTCATTTCCAGCCTGAGTTCACAACAGAAGAAATTGACAAGATGCTAGGCGTCTACTTCGGAGAAGACGTTGATCCCCCGGTTGCGCGCAATCAGGCGCAAACTACTCCGACAACCGATGAAAAAACAGCAGACAATCGCTTCATACTCCCCGAGGGGGATGCCCAGTTTGGAAAAGGGCCAATGAATGATTGGACTGCTATCGCCGATATGGGTTCTCCAGCAAAACCCAGAAGGCAAGATCGCAGCCAGGCTGATTGGATGCTTGGGCAAGAACCTGAGTATAGGCCTGAAGCGGAGATGGAAGGACCAAGGTCGGTCTCTCCTTCTGTAGATTACATTTTGCCGAGTGGCGCTCCCAGGATGATACGTCCTGGAGGCAGAGCGGATTACGATCCCAATGCGTGAGTTGGGAGATAAGTCTCTGGGGCGTAGCCAGATGGAGAAAGAGAATCCCACTCGAGTTCGGGATGCTCAACTTTTGCAGGCGTACCCTGGTCGAAGCAGGTTAGGTGCCTCTGTAGATTCTCGGGCTAGAGGAGTTGTTGCTGTTTCAACAACGCTTGTTCCCCCTGCTGGTAGCCGAAGCAGAGAACAGCGTCGTGGGGAGACCTGACAATGAATGATATTTTGCGCCCAGGCGGATCTGGTGGAACGGCTTCCAAGCCGAAGAGAAAGAGTAAGCAAGAAAACCTGCTAGATGTTGCAGAAAACAACGACATCATGCGTCCACCCAAGGCATTTCAGCCGAAAGAAATTACGTTTTATAGCGAACCCGGCAAAATGAGAGAGGAGCATATTGCTCCTGGCCCAAATGTCGCTGGTGCTGGTGCGTCTCAACGTAATCTTCTTTTTGGAACATCAGGGGGAGAGTTCAAGGCTGGGTTTAGGAATGATGGAACGCCATTCATTCTGAATCCCCTGGACCCAGAGCATAGCTATAGCCCTCATGATTTTTTCAAGTGGCTGGCCAACGCTCAACTTTTTTCCGGGCAGGGTGGAGTTGTTGATCCCTCTCAGGGCTTGTTGACGGGAGTTGATTGGGCGCAGGGAAGGACCGGCGTTGAGGATTTTGACAAGTGGATGCAACCTTCCCAGGACATACTGAGGGATCGAGTCGGCCAGGACTGGAATATCGCAGATCGAGCAGCAGAGTCGGACATGTTCCGAACAAATGCCGGAATCATGCAGCTCGCGAATATGCAGAATGCTCCGTATTTCGATCCGGTTTCGGGAACGAGCATGGGTGCTGGAATTGAAGAGACCTATGCACGCATGGGACCGGAAGCAGCACTGGGCTGGCAAGCCCTGGCCAACAACCAGGCTCTCGATGCTTTCAATGCTTTTGGTGGGAATAACCTCCTTGCTGGTATTCAGGCATCCGACCTTGATCGACTGATCGGTGGAGGCCAGGGAAGCATCAGCGTAGGTGGGGGTGCTCCTCAATGGGCTGATCGGGTTTTGAATCAAGGAACCCCTCGTCTCGATGCGATGTTCGATGAGATGGATCGACGTCGGGATCAGAGCATTTCTTCTGGCACGCAGAAGATTGCACAGGATGCAGCGAGGCTTGGCTTCCGAGGCGGCTTTGCCCAGGGCAAGGGTGCCGATGTCATTCGAGAAGCGATCACACGCAACGAAGGCGAGCAGGCCCAGATCCGAGCTCAAATGGAGAATGAGCTGCAAAACCGATACGCCTCCGCCCTCAACGCAGAAGGAGCGGCAGGAGCCCAGGTCGCCTCGTCTGCCGCATCATCCGCTGCAAGTATGCACAATGCACTGGTGGGAGCGCGGACTGGAATCCTGGGTGATCTTATCGGGGAACGAGGAGCTGCCGCCCGAGCAGCCCAGGGTGCAGTCTATGATCGAGTCAACCAAGGACTGCTTCTCGGTCACGATAGCCTGGAAGGAAGCCGAGAACGGCTTGCTAACCTTTTTGGGAACCGCCTTGGTGCCCTGGACCAGAGATACATGAGCGATATGGATCGCCATGCGAACCTTCTTACCAGCGCGGAAGACTTGAGGCTGCGGGGCTTGGCTGGTCAGGATGCAGCGCGAAGTCAGGCTTTCCAGGAAATGCAGCAACTCTTCGGCAATCGTGATGCTCTCGAGCGTCAGCGCATGATGGACTACGTGACGATGGACGAGCAGCTTCGGGCGATCAACCAGGCTCGACTTGATGGAATGTTTGAACTGGCTTCCATTCCGTTCCGCACAGAGCAGCAGATCGCAACGGGAACTGCGACTGGGCCTGTATTCCAGCCCAGAGGCACTGGCAATAATTGGATGCAGGCTCTGCCTGCAATCGCTCAGTTGGGTGGCCAGGTTCTTGGTGGCCCATCTTACGAACAAATTTAGGGGAGGCCGATGGAGAGTCCGGAACCGATTACGCTAGCGGCTGTTCTCATTGGCGGTCTCATTGCCAGTGGGGCTGCTGTTGTTGCCAAGGGTATCTACGATTCGGCAGTAACGGGTAACTGGGGATTCAAATACGTCCACGCCAGGGACACTGCCAATCTTCTTGGGTCCGTTGTCCCGGCTGGTGAAGCCATGGGCTTGGGGAATTTTGTTCGGAGAAACACCGGACAAGAGGAGGTGGAGTTAGATGGAGTCGGGCTCGCTCTCAATATTCTCAGCGGCGTTATGCAAGTGGCAGGTGCGGCTGGCGCAACTGGTGGATTTGGCGGTGGAGCATTCGGTGGTGGAGGAGCCGGTGGCGATTTTGGAGCCAGTGGAGCTACAGCCATCGCAACCCCGGGCTCGAACCTCGGGTCGGAAATCGCGAAGCAAACGCTCGCGTCGCCGGACGCCTTCAACCAGTTCCACAACCCACTAGGCATCAGTATCAATGAGGCGCTGAGTGCGAACCTTGTCGATCCAGCCAGTGGAATTATCAAGACCTACGGCCTGGAGAACATTGGCACTCCTGCCGGTGCGGCTGGTGCAGCCCAGGGTGTAAAGAGTGTTGCCGAGCTCGGTGGCGCAGCCCCAACCGACGCCATTGCTATTGGGACAGCCAAGACTCCTGGTGCTGTTGAGCAGGCTATGAGGCAAACGAACATAGCCAATGAGATGACCTTTGGAGATGTGAAAGTACCTCCTGCCAACTGGGTCCAGCGCATGGGTTACGGAGCCCAGGAGGGCCTGAAGGGTGCGAGGGACAGCATCAGTGAAGTTTACCAAGCTCCCTTTGATGCCCTCGGCGAGAACACCACTCCGGCTGTTGGGGAATTTGCGAAGAACGCCACCATGGAAATGGGCATGAATGCCCTGGCGGAAACCGGACGTGATGATCCCGACTATGGTCGGGCGATTCTCGGAGGGCTGGCTGGAGCTGGGGCGAGCTATGCTGGAGCGAGTTTGCTCAGTCCCGGCAAGGCATTGGCCAACGAGCTTCAAGCTCGAGGTGGGCGGGGAATGAGGGCACACCCCGCTACGGTAGACCCGGTGGCTGGCACATACGGGTCGGCAATCAACAGAGCGGTGTCAGGCGGTACGGCGGGTATTGGCAGTGCTGCGCGAGCTGGGGTCCAGACCGCCATGACTCCTGAACCGCCAGTACGCAATACGCCGCCTGTCACCAATCCCTACAGGATGTTGTACCCTCAACGGTACATCAATCGCTTTAACCCGAGGATGTTGGGATGACTCCTGAAGAGAGAAGACGTGAGATAGCGAGATTTTCTCGTCATCTACCTGATGCGCTGGTACCCGGCTCTGCGGTTTCGGTAAACCTACAGGGGCCTGATCCCTATCAGGGTGGGTCTCTTCCTGGTCGTAGCCGTGTTGTCCGTGGACGTACGATTCGGGAAGATCCGAGACTCGCGCCTCGTCCGATGGATGTCGTGCTGGATCCGTTGATGGCCAATGGCTTGCCTCGAATGGGGACAACGCCATTTCAAAATCTCTACGGGCTCTACAATACGCTCAAGGATGTAGATCTCACTCGAGTGGGCGATATGGCTCGCCCTCTACTTGGGGCCTATTCAGCAGCAGCTCGGCCTTTTCACGAAGGTTTGGCTGATGCCATAGATCGTTATCGGAATCAGGCGTCTTCGGGATCGGGCAAAGACCCGATCAGTGGTTGGGATCTGGATGCAAATGAAGACATCCTAGCCGACCAATTCTTGACTGAGCTTGGGATGACAGGCTTGGACAAGCGACAGCTTGCCGAACTTGGTCACATGCAAATGAGCGGGGCCTCGGAGACGGACATCCGTGCCCGAGCCGAAGAGATCCGGGGGGGCACTCCCGATCCTGTAATCACGGAAGACTCCGAAGAAGGGTTCTTGAATCCAGGGCCTGTCGAAAACCCATATGCTCGCTTCCCTGCCGAAGAAGTTGAGACTCAGCAATGGGCGAGGCCTGCTGTATCTGACGAAGAGAGGAAGCGGCTCGACTCATTTACCAAGGATGAATACTGGCGGGATCTCTTTGGCACCGACCAGGCGGTGGGTGTTGAGTCTAATTTTGACACCTCCGACTGGGATACTTTGGATTGGATCGGGAAGGGGGCTTTCGTCCCTATCAACATGCTGGACACGATGTTGGCCGAAGTTGGTTTGGGGCCAGAGTTCGAACGGCAGAGAACGATGATGGCCCTGGAAGCACAAGAGATCATGGCCAAGAACCAGATGAATGATGCCCAGGTTGGGATGATGTCGCCGGTTACGGAAGAGGAGCGACGAGCCCAGCAGATTCAAGCTGCAATGCTTGCGGGTGCCCAGCAGGCTTGGGGTACATCTAGTTCCCCGGATAGACCAACTCCAAAGCAGAAGAGCTGGATCGAAACCCTGTTTGCAAGTCGTAAAGACCGGGATCGCCAGTACATGAATCAGAAGGCGCGAACCGCACAGGCTGTCCAAAGATCACAGCGACTCCAAAACAACTTGGATCAGACCATTGCTCAGGCTCAAACAGCCCAAGCCAGTCGTTTTGATGCGAAGCAGGACTGGCGACAGGACCAACTTCTGAATCTGGAGAGGGCTAGCCAGCAGAACGAATTTCGTCGTGGAGAGTTCAACGACAATTTGAAGTTGGCTCAAACGATCATCGGCCTCCAGGGGCAGCTTGCTGACAATGCACAAGCGAACCGGGAGGCGGCGATGAAAACGATGATTTATCTGTCCGATATGGATGACGAGCGATTAAAAGAAATTCGGAAAATCGCCAACAGTAAGAACATGACCGAGGAGATGAAGCGGAGCCTCATCAACCAGTATGTCCCGACGGTGAATGCTCCAAGTCTTTGGGGGGCTGGGAAGCAGATGGTCACGCAGAATCGCTATCAAGACGATCTGGGTCGGAAGGAAGCTGCTTACCAGGATTACTTGGCTGCGGACGAGGACACCCGTTATTACCAGGGAAATCTTGAAAATTCTATGCTGCAACTGGAGGGGGGACAGGAAGAGTCTGGAATTACCCTCTCTCCAGAAGATGACATGAAGATCCGCTGGCAGGATTACGTGGCCAAGAATGGCCATCCTCCTTCGGAAGCCGAGGTTGAGGAGTGGATTGAAGAGTACCGTGCGGGTGCAGAATGACCCTGGAGGAAGCCCAAGCCAAGGCCAGGGCGCTCTCTAAGAGGCCCAGGAAGGCGCGTAAGCCCCGTTCCCAGGAGGACAGGGCAAGAGCCCAGGCGGCGATCTTGAGGCTCGCAGAGGGCCAGGAGAGGCCTCCTGCGAGGGGTGTGGCCAGGCCCGAGGGTGAGTTTTCTCGTGATCGGGAAGGAATCTCCCGGTCCGAGATCGAAGAAGCGGGGGCTCCAGAGGAAAGTTGGGGAGATTTCGGGGCTCAACTGGCTGGTGACGTGGTTCTTGGGACGCCTGCGGCTGCGCTCACCCTTGCCGTCACGTCCCCCTTGGGGCCATGGGTATCAATCCCGGCAGCGGGGGCGGTCGGGGCTGTTACCGGCGGCATTGGTGGGCGCGTTATTGATAACCTGATTGGCGAGGACGAAGCTGCTGCGCCGCTGGACCCCAGTGAGATGGCCTTCGACGCTTTGTTCGGCGGCGGTCTTGGTTTGGCAGGGAAGGCGGTGGGTGCTGGCGTTCGCCGGTACAGGCACGGCAGAGGGGAAAGCGGTTCGGCTTTCGTCCGCTGGTTGGAAGACCAGCCTCAACCTGCGGTGAGTGGAGAGGATCTCGATATTCGAGATCCGTACCAATCCCTGGAGAGGAATTTCACCCAGACTCCGCAGCAACGCGAGGGCCGTTTGAGAGCTTTGATGCAGGGGCCGCTGGGGCAGACGGCCACGGTGAAAGAGATTATTGCCGGGCGGGGTCGGGCTGTAGCCCAGAAGAAACTTCGCAGGGATGAGTATGCCCGGAAGTGGCTAAGTGATCGGTCTGAAGCTGAGTGGCTGAGTTCGCCCAACGAGCTCCGAGAGCACGCTCGCAAGATGGGCTTGTTGTCTCCAGACGAGAAGACTCGATACGAAGGCTTTGTAGATCGGGGCGGTGTCCTCCAGGAGAAGTTTGCGAAGCTGGCACGAGAAGAGACGGGCAAGCGTCAGCTCCTGACGGATCGGGAAGAGCTTCCCAATAGCGGCTGGGATTTCGTAAAGACGGCGGCGCAGATGGTCCAGAGTCGGATGTTCAAGTTCAAACGTCCGAACGCAATGTTCCGTGGTCAAGATGCGACGGACACCGACAAGCTGATCTCCAAGGTACTGGAAGCTGTCGGGGTCGACAGTGTTGCCGTGGAGCAGACGTACCAAGCTCTCATCAATCAGATCGGAACCCATGGGTCCAAGGGATTCCAAGATCGGTTCTATGATTACGCGATTGGGGACTTGTCAGTAGGGCCTCTTACCGAAGTCGATTACAAATTGCTGACCCGATACTGGAAACTTCAGACAGAGATCTTCCAGCAGGCCGACCTGGAGAACATCTTGGTTCTTCACGAAGGTAAGGGGATGGACGCTCTCCACAAAGCCATGGGCAAGGGTGATTCGTTCCTCGAGCCCATGATGCCGAAGTGGGAGAAGGGGAAAGTTGGGCGTTACGCAGCCCAATATGTAGACCCCAAGAAGGCAAAGGGGATGGAGGACGAGCTCGCGAAGAAGTTCCCGGGCTCAATGCAGCACGACGTTTCCCGTGGGTTTGCCCACATGTTTGGTCGAGTTAATCCGATTCCCGATGAATATCTCATCAAGGATTTCAAGCGACTACTGAGCAGGCAGAAGATCCAGCACGCCCATACTCTTGCCCAGGGTCTGAACCTGGGTGGGCATGTGTCTGATTCCTTGGGTCAGATCACAATGCGTGGTCAGCACGCCTACGTGCATGGCTGGCTCAAGGCTTTCTTTGAACACACCCAGCGCAAGGGGGATCTAGGTCAGTCGAACATGCTTCGTGAGGTCATGTCCGATTTCTACGACGCCGAACAAGACACAGAAATGCGCGGGACAATGGCGGTGCTCAAGGATATGGCGTCGCGTGTCTACCTTCCTCGCAACGCAATCCCACAGCTTACCGAGGCCATGAATGTGTTTGGTTTCTCCCGGATCAGCGATTTGACTCAGGGGAGAAAGTACCACAAGCGCTTCGGTCTCAAGGAGCAGTGGGCGCGGAGCATGGGTAGTGTCCAGGACCAGATCGCAGAGGGCCTGAGTTCTCACGAAAAGCACCAGGTCACGGCTATGATGGCACGAAAGGCAGATCGGGGTGCTCGTCGGTTTGCTATTGAACCTCTCACGGGAAAGCTCCTCCGCATGGCACGAGAGGCAGGAGACAACCCGACGGCGGCTCAACTCTGGGAGGCCTCGGAGGCCTTCAGCCTTGAGGTCTCGGACATGGATGCGTGGCGGAAGCTGCGTAAGATTGGAGATGGATCCACCGAGGAGCAGCAAGAGCTTCTGCGTGAGGGAGTCGACAATCTGATCCGTCGTCAGATGCACTTGTTCACAACCACCACACGTCCCCCCATCATGGGGAACCCCGCTTCTTCCATGGTCCTTCAGTTCAGGAACTTCAGCTTGAATGCAGCTGGTCGTTTCTACGAGGACATCATTGGACCGATTCGACATGGCAAGCAGATGGCTAACATAGGCCGCCAGACTGGGAACAAGGAGATGAGGGATCAGGGTCGAGACCTGGCCATGCTGGGGGTCAAGAGGTTTGGCCGTGCAACTATGATGGGCTTTGCTCCCCAGACGGCGGGCCGAGCTCTTCGGACGGTCTTGGATAAGAACACCGAAGGTTGGGAAGCTGAAGATTGGATCTGGTATCTGGCGGCATACGGGGCGAAGGATACCGCTGGAATGCAGATGGGTGTCTACGCTGATATGGCCAGCGTTTTTGTGAATGCTTTGGCTGGGGATACTCGAGAGATGGATACGTTTGTCGGGCGTATTCCGGCAGTAGGCGTGGCCTGGGATACGGCGGGGCGGGGTGTCGTTGGTACAGGGCAGATCGCAAGAGGGCTATGGAATGACAGGCCCGAGAACGTACAGTCAGGATTGAATCAGGTGCTGAAGGGTGGGCTGAACATGGCTCGAGTCCTGGCACCCCACAGCGTGACTGCGGCGCTCCTACCGAGCCCTACTTCGGGAACGGTAAGAGCACTACAGGACGCAATCCTTGACGATTAGCGACCGCCTTTGAGGGCGGACTTCTTACTCGGGCTTGCGATAAGCGAGCCGCTGTCCGACGAGCAGTAATGCTTTTTCTTTTTCACGCTGTTCACTGATCTTTCCTCCTGTTCCAGGGACGCCACCCCCCTATTCTTACTGCGAGCCAGCAGACGTAGGCCTGGCTTCTTCGTACTCCAGTATAGATCATGATTTCCCAGAAGATGTGATCTGCTTCTTTCCGGGTGCAGGGCTGATTTACGTAGAGGTAGTCGTGCACCAGGGCGGCGGGTAGCAGGTGGTCGTCGTCATCGACGTACCACTTGGCGACTCCGGGGATCGAGGCTCCGTCGAAGATGAAGCCCGCCGGGATCGAATACCCCATGATGAAGTAGTCTTCTAAGAGGATCTTCTGGTGGGGATCCCCAAGGATGTTTTGGATCTTGGGGTATTTCCACTCTGAAGTAGGCATGGCGGCTCAAGCTCCGGGATCGTAGAGGTTCTTGCTCGAGGGCTTTTTCTTCTGAAGGAAATGCAGGCTGTCTTTGGTATCGGCGGCCTGAAGGTATTTGGCAATGGCGAAGACAGCGTTGTTGTCATGGTCCAGGAGGAGGTCTTGCCACCCGGCGTCGTCGAGCTCGACGAGCTGCTTCTTTGTTTTGCCAAGGAGCTTTAATGCTTGAGGCCCGATGAGCCCGGAAGTCTTGGTGATGCTGCGAGCTGTTGCCGGTTCGACTTGCCAGATCCCTCGAGCTGGTCCGGTTCCAGTGGAAGTCTTGTCACTGCGCTGGATCAGCCAGTTGGGGTGCCCCCCTCTTGATTCCACTTTGGCCGTAGCAGCGAGCAAGGGGGTCAGTACCTGGGGGTTGATGTCTTTGTCGTATTCATCCTTGTCTTCTGAATAGAAGACCGACAGTGCGTTTTTAATAGCGGGCTCTACTGTGGGTTGTAGTGGGATGCCTTGAGCCTGAGCAAACATCGCCAGCTTGGCAGGCTTTTCTCGTTGATCCCCCGCCCAGAACAAGTCGGCCCACATTTGATCTGGCTTCATTTGGCCAGCAGTCGGGTCGTAGTCGGACGTGTCGGGAGAAAAGGGATTTCCGTTTCTCGGATTTGGTTCCATTGACCCTGCTCCTAGCTGTCCGTCTGTCGAAGTGCGCCTTCGATACGAGCGACGGCCTTACTGTTTTCTTTGTTCTCTTTCTCCAGTTCGTCCATGCGAGTGGAGATTGAGGTAGCCAGGGTTGTAACTTCACGCAGGGTCAGATGGATACCCGTCATGGTATTCCGTAAGTCGTGAAGATTGGTAGTAATTCTGGTCCATTCCCTCTTGGTAAAGAAAAAGAAGAGAGAGGCTGCGCTTAGTGTGATGGCAAACAGACTCTCGGCCAAGACCAGGAGATACTGTGTCGTATGGTTTTCCATGGAGTCCTCATTGGATGCAGCCTCCAGTGATCTCTCCGTCTCGAAAGATCAGGATGCCGTAGTTGCAGTGGACCCCATCCACCACCAGGGTTTTAGCCATCATTCCGTTGGGCTGGTTTTGCATGGACAATTCGAAGGTGCGTTGGTTTTCCATGGCGACAGCTCTGTCTGACCGAGCAGCAATAGACATCATTGTGGCTAGAGCGGCGGCAACGAGTATGACTGTGAGTTCCTTCATTGATCCATTTCCGTAACCAGATACCGGAATACCATATTCCTATGAAGAGAATTACAGCTAAAGCCGCAAACCAGGCCATTTGTCCAGGCATACGAGGTTGCGTTTGGGAATGAAGTAGGCCTCTTCCCTGCCTCCATATTCCTTGAGCCACTTTTCCTGACGGCAGGCTCTCCCATCTGCGATCCCTTGGACCAGGAAGAGGTTCTCTCTCGTGTCGGGATCGTTGGTGACCAGCAGATAGAGGCGATCTTCCCGGTCGGACTTCCTTACGAGAAGATCGTAGTGGTGCCGGGTGCGGGTGCGGACTTCTGTTCGTTGTCCGATGTCCGGCTGGTTGGTGGAGTATTGCCGCATCCGGGGCTCCCAGTAGATATTGGCGGCTTTACAAGCGGCCATTTCTCCCAGGGCTCCGATGATATTCTTGTTTTTGCCACCTTCCTCTGGACAGCCATGGGCGTTTTGGCAGCCATCCTTGGTGGCCTGGTTGTGTCTAGCTCGGCCGACGGCTTGAGCCAGACTCATCTCGATCTTGCTCAGATGTACTTCGATCATGCTTTTCTCTCATCTCCAGGACCATGAGAGCACGACAGATCATGTTGCGTAGGTGGTCTTCATCCTTGTTCCCTTGCAGGAACTGAACGTAATGCCCACTCAGGTGGGTGATGAGATCGGAAACATCGAGCTGCTTCCATGCCTCATCTGCTTCGTGGGTATCTGCTCCGTCCTTCATGCCTTGAGTGACGGCAGCAATAGCTCGAGGGAAATGCCGCATGAGGATGAGGTTCCGTCGGGCGCTCATGGTTCTCTCTTTATGCTCGCATCCAGCGAACGTGGGCTTGTTTGAACTGTGCCTTGGTAGGGGGTTTTCCAGGACGCCAGACCCGGAGGTAGGTTTCGTACACTGCGTCCCAGTCTTCCAGTTTAGGTAGCGGGTGGGGGTCGGCCAGGAGGAGAAGGCGTGCGTACCAAGTGGCGCACTTGAGGTCGGTGCGTAGTTCGTCCAGTGGGGCATTGTGGTACGTTCCCCTTGCCCAGATGAACGGTGCCTTGGTGGCATCGGGTTGAGAGAGACGCACCCATCTGTCGACTAGGTTCTTGGTGGGTGGTTCCATCTGATACGGACCCATGGCCGGGCCTCTGATTTGTTGCATGTAAGTACCGCCCAAACTCTCATGGGCAGCGAAGGCCATGAGGCATTGCTCTGCCTTGACTGGTGTCGGGAAGTGCTTGGTGATGGGCCGCACTGCGTATTGTTTGAACTGTCGGTAGTTAATCATCCCAGTCTCCTTCAGGGTCGTGCTCGACATCATCCCCGAGAATCAACTCACGGAAAGCCTGGTCGATACAACTGTCGAGTGCGATGGCTTGACCAGAGCAGGTGCGGCACCACACATTGTGCCAGCCTACGTCTACCACCACTTCCCCCAGGTTTCGGAGCTTCTGGCCGAGCATGGAGGATACGACCCAATGCTCGAGTACTTCCTTTGGGTGAAGCTCGTAGAACAGTTCTTCTTCATCCTCTAGATCAATCATCTCAACGAAGGTACTCACATTGAGGATCACCTCCTGGTCCACGAACCTTGTCAGCCTCCTCCAGAGTTCCGGGTCTTCGTGTGTCTGTTTCACTGGAGTTTATCTCCTAGGATTTCAATCGTGTTCTGGATCTCGGCGATCTGATCGGCTCGATCCTGGCTGGTTTGAGCTGTCAGATTGAGGCGGATAGGAGCTTTCTGGATTTCGCCAGTGAAACGAAAGCCGTCTTCCCAGTACACGGGGTGCTCTTCGCGTTCCCAGTAATAGCGATCAAAGTTCCGAACCCAGCCTCGTACTTTCGTGGGTAGATAGATCAAGTGAGTGTACCCAAGCTCTCCCTTGTCATACTTGGTGCCTGCTTTGAGCAGGATGGCTTCGTGACAGACCGCAACTTGACGTGGGTCTTTTACTTGGAATGCTCGTCGAACGGCGAGAGCAAGGGCGCAGTGACTACAGTCGAAGGGTTTTCCCTTCTCCATGTCGTCAGGCAGAACTGTGATTTGCTTCATGCGTGACATAAATCCTCCGAGGGGTGGGGCGGGGAGCAGGACGAGAGGGAAGTTTCGCCCTGCCCCCCTGAGCTCTGACTTAGTGTGCGGTTCTAAGACAGAGCCTTTCCAATACGAGCAAGGAGATCGTCGAGATTGTCCACGGCGATTCCCTGGGCATCGTTGCTGGCATTGAGTGCAGCGTTTTGTGCGAGAAGGATACGAAGAAGTTTCTCGAGGAAAATTCCCCGGCAGAAAACCCAATGATCTTTGTCGACGTTCTTCCGTCGAGTGAACAGCAGATCAGCATCGCCCAGGTGTAGCCGCAGCATTCTGGTTTTATCTGTGGTCTTGCTGCGGAACTTACACTCGATCCGAGTTTCGTTTCCCATCCCTGGGATCTCGGTCACGATGTCGTCCGGGTAGGACTGAATGGCTCCTGACATTGGAACCCGCTTGGTCTTACTCAGGCCGAGCTTCTTCAACCATTCTACGACTTCCCTTTCGTAGCTGTCCCCAGAGCGACGGGACTTCTTTCCTTCTCCTGGCATCTACTTGAACTTCCTCAAGGCCTGTTCGATGTCGGCTACCCTGGCCTTGGTGACCTTGTTGTCAAACTCTTCCGGGCTTTGCTTCAGGATCTTCTGCACTTTTTCCCCGAGAGAGATGATGGTTTCTCCGTGCTGTTCATAGAAATCATGTACGATTTTGGCCTCGGTTTCCGTCCCGCTCTGTAGAAGCAGGATACTGGCACGAGGGTAGTTGACCTGTTGAATGGCCTCGACGGCTTGGAGCATGTTCACCGCACGATAGCGGAGATTATTCATCAGCTCGTTTTGTAGCTCGCCAAGGCGCTGGGCCTCCTCCTGGATCTCAGGAGGAAGCCCGTCCACCAACTTCTGCGCCTCTGACATTTAGGAGAAGTCCAGGTCGTCGTCGCCAGGTACCGAGAAGGGAATGTCACTATCCCCTTTGCGGTCTGCATTCGTCGTGCTGTCCTTCTCAACGAAGGTCCAGTCGTTGACATCCATGGCGACACGAGTGGTGCCCTCGCTGTCCCACTGCCGGAGCTTACCCGTCACGATGATGGGCTTGCCCTTGACGAAGAACTTGCAGAGGGTTTCGGCCATCTTCCCCCAGGCCATGCAGTTCCACCAGTAGGTCTCCTCCTCCCACTTGCCCTGCTTCATTACCTTCTGCTTCTCGGCGATGGAGAACGACACATAGGTCTTGTCATTCTTGTTCCGCTTGGGCTCAGGGTCTTTCCCGAAACGTCCTTGTACGGTGAAGCTGTTCATATCATGCCCCTTTCTTAGAGCTGCCCCCAGACCGCGCGTTCGTTGGCAATGATCGCCAACTCCTGCCGCTGTAGGATTTGCTGCCATGTGAATAGGTACCTCTCGATGACATCGGCAGCTTCTTTGTCATCCAGATTCTTCAGGGCGTTCAGTACATCCTCGCCCCGGTGAGCGGCTTCGACCCATTCATGGATGCCAGTCCCGAAGGTGGCGAATGGGCTTTCAGTTCCTGTGTTTTTGTACTTCCTCTTCTGCCCCGTAGCTTCCAGGAACTCACTGACTCCCGGTATCCTGGTCAGGGTCTGCTTCTTCTTGAGGTAGTAGGTGTGTCCATCTGGCTCGAATAGAAGCTGGTAGTCCTCGAATGGTTCTTCGATGCTGACTTCGTATTCGACCGGCAGTTTGGCCAGGATCGCATCGTATTCTTCGTTGGGGATTCTTTTGTGCCAGCGAATGTACGATTGATCCTCGTTGATGGAGAGGTACACGGCAGCCAGGGAAGGGAAACGAACCTTCTTCCCCACTCGCTTCATCTCATTTTCAAGTAGGCGAGCGTAGGTTTCGAGCTGCGTTCGATGCCAGTCGGCTTCTGCTCCGGTCTTGATGTCGAGTACCGTGAGCTTCTTCCCCTGGGCAATGACATCTACCCGGCCTCCGAAGATCCTCATGTAAGTGCGATCCCTATGAGAAGGGCTGCTGCCAGAGCTCCAGCTAGAGCTGCGTAGAAAAGATCGTTCATTGCTTGATCCCTTTGATGATTGAGCCGATCAGCTTGGATGCATCCTCCTGGCTCAACTCTCCCGACTCAGGCAGGCCTGCGTTCTTCCGGGCTTGGAGTGTGTCTTGTTTGTGCCAGCCTTCAGTCAGGGTCTTGAGAGCGAGTAGCTGGCTCTTTGTAATCCGGCCGGGCTCGTCTCCTCCCGGAGCTGGCGGGATGGTGGTGGTCTGCCGGATATGCCTGTCATCATTCTTCATGGCAGCTTCCATCTCTTCACCTGGAGTAGCCTCAAAGGAGATCTCTTCTCCCTCTTCAGTGTGTCCAGGCTTGGCCTTCACAATCCATCCGAAGACCAGGCGAGCTGCCTTGTTGAATGCCCGAGTACCAGCCATGGACTTGATGGCTTGAGCACTGCGCTTGTCCCACGGGCGATCATCGGGACCACCGCAGCGAGCACTGGCCCGACTGACTACGAACCCATCGGGGCGGGTAAGCTCTACGGTCGCATCGTAAGCTACGCCGTGGAGCTGCTTTCCCGCTTCATCGTACTTGGCCTCGAGCACCAGGTCGTTGCAAACTTCTCGAGGGAAGACACGCATCATGCTGCATGTCGCCTGCCAGCCCTCGGTACTGACATACAAGCCTTTGATCTTGGGGATCCGGTGGTAGAGCTTGCTCCTGGCGATCAGATCCGTGAGTACCTGAGCAATCTGGACCCCCCTTTCTACGACAAGCTCAGGTTTGTACTCGTCAGAAACCAGGAAGTTTTGCGTGGTCGATGCCAGTTCGTTCTTAGGCTTCGACATCCGTAACCTCCATTTCCTCAGTCAGTTCGATCAGCGTTGTGCTCTCGTTATTGAGAACCTCAAGCTGGTTCAGGGACTGAAGAGAGATGCCTGTGCCTTGCCCGGATTCAGACAAGCGACAGGCAATCCACTTGAGATACCCCAGGACTGCTGCAAATAGAGCACGCATCACCAACCATTCTCCTTTTGTCATTCTTCCCTCTCCTTCTTGTTCCGCCATCTGGCAGCGGCATTCGCTCCTGTTTCAGTCAGGAACGCTTGGCGACCAACCTGAAGCCACATCAGGGTGTATCGCCTGGGTCCTACTCCATGGACGAGGACAGCAGAGGTAGGCTGATACGCCCCGTATTCGGCGAACTCAGAGTGTTCATTGAGAACGTCATCTGATTCGACAGTCATGCCGTAGATGGCACGGTCCTCGTACTTCCACATGCCCTGGTCTCTCACGAGGATCCAGGCTGTGACGGGATAACGCAGGTCTGTATGCGTCATGGGGTGACGTCTCTCACGTTGATGTTGTTGCAACGGAGGATGTCGGCCGCCCGCTCGTCTGACTTGTCCACCGTAGTCTTGACGACTTGGTAGAGGTGGACTCCCTGGCTCATGATCTGGTCGGCTTCAGCAAGTGCAGCGTCCAGGTGGCCAGTCACGAGCTCGCGCATTAGGTAGCCCAGGTAATCCTGCATGGCTACGATTGCATCGACGACGTGGGCGTTCAGTGCAGGCTTGTAAGTTCGGTCCAGTACCTTGGCTGATCTTCCAACGTTCGGCGTAGATGGATCCTCGTGCCAATCCCTTCGTGTCTCCAATTTAGGACTCTCCGATCTTCTTCCCCGACAGCGAGCAACTGACAGGGGGCATGGTCTTCGCAGGGTTCGGTCTGACCTTGGGTCATGCGGTAATAGACCCAGACCGTTCTGAGGGGTTCGCCTGCAAATATCTCTGGTTCGATGACCCGTCCGGTGTCCGCATCCACCTCGACGGATATGTTGCCAATGATAACTGGCGTTGGTTTCACGCAGACATGTTCCTATTCTGCGGTCACGGGGTCAAGGCTAGGGGTTCTCTTTCTCGTTTATTGACGGGACTAAATCCATCCAGTCGTAATTATTGTCGAACCGAGAGTGGTAGAACCCGAAGTCGTCTGGGTCATACCGACAGTGGAAGAACTCGGTAAACGAGAGGGGTGCATTCTGGTATTCGAGGAGGAAGTCCAGGTGGTCAATCACCACAGCAATCGGAACTGGCCTGCTGTGGAATGAATGAGCCAGGCGGTAATGAATACCACCGTGGTCCTCGTTGTAGATCATGCGGTCATACCCATCGTTGTCGAAAACGTACAAGGCCTGACGTGGTGTGATCTGGAAGAAAGCGCAAACAGCTCCCCAGTGTTCTTCCCCTTTGTATTGGGGGATCAAGCGCCAGTAGTCAGAGGCTGGACGTCTTTCGTTTTTCTTCGAGTCGCTGTTGTAGATGTACCCGCGCACGAAATCCCAACCGGGTTCCAGTTCTTTCAGCGCCGGATGGTCGGAGAGCATGGCTGTTCCAATCGCACAGGCCGTAGAGCCGCATAGATTTTCAGGGAGCGGGTTCTTGTCCAGTTTCAGGTCTTCCGGGCCAAAGATTTTCGCCCATTGGGCAAGGTTGAACGACGGCCTGGTAGATGCGTCGTGAATGGAGAGCTTTTGCAGTTCCTCTCTCACAGCCTTCAATGCTTCAACATTCACCGGTATAAACCTCCAAAGTGGGCTCGTCCCACCATTGTCTAGGGCACTGTCGTGTGGGGTATTGGACTTCGGCCACACGAGGTGCCGTTTTGGACCAACGCATCCGGCGACATAGCCAGATGAAATCGGGACTGGATGTTCCCTTCACGCGCACGATACGGCCCATGAAGGGGTGGTCCCGAAGGTCGTCGGGAGTGAGGTTGTGATCCCCGTATTTATCTTCGCTTGGCAGAGGTGGGGGGTGAATCCACTCTTGCATTTGTCACCTTTCAGAATGGGTTGATGAGGGGTGAGAGATAGGCCCACCTCCAGGTCGAAGGCGGGCCTATCCTCGGTGCAGCTCCTTACGCCTCCTCTACCGCCGCCCCTGCTGCACTCTGTTGGGCTGCGCGTTCTGCTGCCGCGCGACGTTTGCCTGCTGCCTTCTTGATCTGGCGCTCGATGTAACAACGGTGGATTAGGGCATCGAAGCGTTCGGTGACGAAGTTGATCCCCCGGTTATAGGCCTGGAACTGCTTGGTCCCGGGCTTATACGGGCAGTTGGGCACACCGATGTGGGGACGGATGTGCTGACAGGCCAGCTCAAATGCTTCCCAGTCCTTCTGGTCGAAGTCACGGGAGTTGTAGTTCGTGGCATTCGTGGTGGATGTGGACATGGATTCTCTCTCTGGGCACAAGCCCTGTTTGACCCGACGGAATTGCCAGGTGACCCGGATCACTCCGGGGGAAATGCGGGAGACGGCGGAGACATCCCCCTAGAAGCCCCACATTTGGCTTCTACGAGGCTCTCCGGGGGGAGCCCCTACCTTGGGGTAGGTAGAGGCTCGGAGCCCCGGAGAGAGGAAAGCAGGCGTCCTCGCATGGCTACGAGGTGTGGAACCTGCGATCCAACCGGCAAGGAGAATTACCGGTCCAGCCTCTTGACAGCGCACATTGTGTCTGTGGTGTCGATGCTTCGGCGGTCAGCCTGGTACATGAGCTGCCAGATTTTGGCGCTCGGAGTCGAGCCCGGCGTAATCATGTCGGCCATGTCGTGACCTCGGTGCCAGGTGGTGCGAGTCACGGCCAGGATCGGGGGTACGGGACCAAGCGGGCGGGTCTCGTGGTACTGAAGCATCCGAATGCCGTCGAGGGAGGTGAGGAACATCTGCCACGCCTCGTCGTCGTCCAGGTAACGCTGCAAGTGCGTCAGGATAAGCCGACGGTATTTGGGCGAGCTACGGAGGTGGAGCTCCTTGACCCAGGTGAAGTCTTTGCGACCACATGTGGGCCAGAAATACCAACGGCCGGACACATCTCGGGGCTTAGTGGCTAGGTTCATCATGTGCTGGAACATGTGCGATTCGGTCATGGATTCTCCTTTGTGGGCTGGGTTGAAACGGCGGTGCCACTGTGAGCGACCCGGGCCCGACCGTACTCTCCTGGCTGCTCCAACCCACTGAGGGCCAGGACAAACGAAAACCCCCACCCTCTTGCGAGAGCGGGGGTTCCGTTCTTAGGAGTTCTTCGTGGCGATTCCTTGCTGACCCATCCTTTCCATCTGGAAGCCCTGTGTCACTCTGCGGGTTTCCGGGTTGTCCGGGTCATCGAACATTCCCAGACCGCACACGGTGCATCCACTCAGCGTGGGGTGCTGGACTCGACCGGATCCGGGGCAGGTCGTCAGGCTCCCGTATTTCGGATTGAACCGCTTGTGGGGCCGCATGAACGCCGCTGGGGGCAGGTTGCAGTGCTGGCACGTGCCGTCCTCGCTGACCGGAACCTGGGAGCCGGCGCAGAACCCACCCCCGGAGAAATGTTTCGGCATCAAGGCCATCATCGAGCCGGCGTCTTCGCCACATTCCGCGCAGGAGCCGTTTTCGAGTTCCTTGTGAGACCCAGGGCACGTTGGCTCGTCACGATTCAAGCGACGGTGCCATGGGGCCTTGGGAAAGTCGTCCCGACCGTCGAGTGCGGCGTTCTGACCTGGTTCGTTGTTGAACCATTCGTCGCCTACGGGGGATCCCCACTGCGGGGTGGTGACCTGGAGACCGATCTTGGCCCCGGTCTTCGGGGAGACCACATTCGTGGCCCTTTTTGAGTGTCCCATCTCTTGATTCTCCTAATGACCCTCCACAGGGCCAGGTTGAAGGGAAATCGGGTTCTCCAATTTCCCTTGGGTTGTGTCGTTTTCGTCATGCGCGAAGCGGTGCCGACCGGCGAAGGTTGCGTGACAAATCGTTCCTGGCGCGTCGTGTGCCCACCCGCCGTACTTTGGCGGGCGCACACGGCGTGACAGGGTTATTTGGCACGGAACGTTCGCCGCAGCGGCACGAACATGAAGAAAACGACACAGCCCTAGGGAAATGGAGGTTCCGATTTCCCTTCAAACTGACCCTGTGTGCCCCTGATGGTCTTAGGCGAATCAAGAGATGGGAAGCTCAAGAAGGAATACGACATGGCGTCCCATCGAAGCCTGGGCCACGAGCGATTCTCCAGGGCACAACTCCGCAGTGTTGATCGCAACTCGAAAGCGACGAAGGGGGTCAACGGCGGGCCGGGGCAGGACGGCGCGCTCGACGGTCAGGACGAACTTACCCTCGTGCTCCATGGAACCGACGATTGAGTCGTGACGAGACAGCGTGAACTGGGCCTCACGAGGCTCGTAAATGTCGGATGCGGGGACTGTGACGAGACGCAGGGTCGATGATGGCATTGGTGACGAGACCTTCCTCCGAGGGCGGGTTGTGTGGCGGGTGCCAGGGGCTGGGCAGCGAGGTGGTGCGTGTCAGTGCTGCGGCCTGTCACCAGCGGGGTTCATGCGGGCGCGCAAGTGGTTCAATCCGAAGTGCGGGAGGATGATGGCATGCCCCGGTCCGTCGGGTCCAGCGACCCTGATGGGTGGAGGTGGCGTGTGTGGCCTGGGGATGGTCGGTGATCCGGGCAACTCGGAAGCTCGCAGGGTGGCGCAGGGCTTCCGGGTGGAGAGGCTGGGGCAGCGACGGGATCGGCACGCTAGAACTCCTTGAGCGGAAGCCACGGTCTCGCAGGAGGGTGGGGGTTTACGGCTGGTCCTGGGCCGTCGGCAAGTCTCTCTCCTCTTCCGACTCTGGGGTGGAGTAGTCTCCACTCCAGTGGCACTCCCTCCCGTGGGTAGAGACAACGTTCGTTATGAAGACTCTTCTCGTAACGTAGGAAGCCCTGTCTTCGGTTTCCCATCAGGGTCGATGGACTGATTACTCAGGGGACCCTATTCCGAAAATCTCAGAGTCACGTTTGTATTGGGACTCCAGTCTCTCTTTCTACGTACCTCCCCTTCACGAAAATATAGAAGGCATGGAAAGTGGGGTCTGTTTTGAGTGTGTCCGCTCTACGTGATAGCTGTTTACGTTAAGACGTAACTGACGTGGGGTGACCATGGGTGCAAAGCGCAAAATCCTGAGCAAGCTGGCCAAGAAGCTCACCGGGAAAAAGACCAAGACGAAGACCAAGAAGAAAACTTCTTCCCGGAAGCCTAGATCAGGTCAGCGTGCCAAGCTCCGGGAGCAGGTGAAGAGTGCCGGGGTGGGCAACACTGTCGCAGGAAGTCGCCGAAGGAAGGCAGGCCTCCAGGCGGTGAAGGATCGCATGTCGGCTCGGAAACGCGCCAAGGGACGACCCCTGGGATCTCGGGGAAAGCAGCCCGGGAAGCCTCTCACTGCGAATCCCAGGAAGCTCGACAAGCTGGACGAGGCGAACCTGCGTTCCGATCTTCGCAAGCAGGCGTATCTCCGCAAGCTGAATCTGATCCCGGGCACCAATAAATCTGGGGGCGGCCCTGGATCTCTTGGCTCTGTTTCTTCAGTTGGCGATCAAACCCTAAGATTCAAAAGGGCAAACCTGACGCGCTTTAAGAACACGGTCAGAAGTAGGGTTCGTAAGGAAAAAAAGGATCTTCAAAAAAATCGAGGTAAATGGGCTGGTTCCAAATGGCGCAGTAAAGCCGACAAGAACCTCATGAAAGCCAGGCTGGACGAGTTCTCTTCCAATACTGTGCAAGCGGTGCGGAAGGAGAAAGACAAATTGACTAAAGCTCGCAAGAAAGTGCGGAAGAGAGCAAAGGCAATGAAGTCGCGACTTAGAAAACCCCGGTATCCCCGGAAAAAGATGACGAGAAACTAGGGCAATAGGAGATTGGAGCAATGGGAGCTGGAAGGAAGATCCTAGGCCGTGTGGTCAGAAAAGCTGCTTCAGGGAAGAAAAAGGCAGCTTCTAAAAAGCGCCGCTACAAGACCGAAGATGCCCTATCTGACGCGCGGAAGCGTGTTGCCAGGCGCAAGAAGCCTTCAAGGAAGAAGACTCAATCCAGGAAAAAGTCTTCCAAATGGGATTTGAGGACTCATCCCCAGAAGGCTTCGCCGTCCCGGAAGCAAAATCCAGCTAAGACGTACGTTCCAAGCGCAAAAAAGAAGGCTTCTAGCTCCAAAAAGAAGTCTGGATCTGGCCTCATCTCCTCGAGCTCGGTGGGCCAGCCCAAGATCAGCCGTGATGACCTCATGATGTTGAGGGAATACCCGGGTAGCCCAGCTCGGAAAGCTCGTGCGACAGCCAAGGGGAAGGCGACCAGGGCGAAGAACAAGGCTGCACGAGAGGAAAAGGCCGAGAATCTTCGGAAAGACAAGAACCGGGCGGCTCTAACCAAGCAACGCCTGGAGGCACGCCGTGCGGCTGCGGCCAAGAAGAAGATCAATATCAAAAAGGCCACCCAGGATGCTCAGGCTGCGAAAAAGGCCACAGCTAAGTCGAAACGCCGATACCAGTTTCGATCTGACCCCTACGAAAGTGGAAGCCCCCGCGCAGCGGAGCGGGCAGCGGCTCGGGCGGCTCGCAAAAGGGAAATCCAACTGGAACAGGGAAACAAAAAGACAGCCGCACAGAAGCGTGAAGCGGCCAAAGCCCAGCGGAAGCGCAAACGTACCAACCGTGTTGGCCGGATGAGGAATTGGACAAAATGATCGGCCCTGTTTCCCAGCCCAAAAGGCGGAAGAAGAAGGTGATTAAGGGCAAAAAGGCGAATTTGAAAGCCAGATCCGCCCTAAAAGCCCTGAAAGAGAGCCCCCGCTTTACACGCATCAAGTCGCAATCCGCTCAAAAGCAGCCAAAAAGGAGGTAGTTTCCCAATGCCAGGCTATGCAAAAGGCGTCGCGAAGAAGATCTACAAGACCCTAGCCGCCAAGAAAGCAACTCAGAAGGCCAAGAAGCCAACGAAGGGGCGTGTCCAGGCCACCAAAGCCAAACTTCGGACCAAGAAAAAGCGAGCGGCAAAGAAGACAACGACCACAGCGAAAGATATTGAAGGCGCTCGTCGGCGTAAGACAAAGCGTGGTCCTATAAAAAAAGCTGGTCGCAGCATGTCCCAACGCGCCGACCGCAAAGCGGATATTCGTAAAAAGCGCGATATTTTGAAGGCAGGGGAACGTGATTCCTCAATGCCTGCTGTAAGGGAATGGCGTGAATCTGAGCGAGGATGGACCAGAAACTACCGAAAGCGAACAGCTGCTCAACGCAAAGATCCGAAGGGTGCAGTTGAAAAATCCAGAGCCCGCAAAATAGAAAAAGAGACGGGCCGGAAAGCACGTAAGCGTAAACAGCAACGCAAAGTGCGGAAAACCGAATTGAATAAAGTATCGAGTAGGGTGCGGAAAGGAGCGGAGAAGGAGCTTCTGACCGGGGACGCGTATCACAGTCTGGAATACCAAAAACAGCTCATGCGGGATACGACGAAGAAGGGTTCTCGCGCTACTGCCGGTTCACAGCTGAGACACAAGAAGCGAGTGACAGCTGCTCGCAAGCGCGCCGACTACCGCAAAAAGTACTAGACTAGATCATGCTGTCAGGGCGATGAAGTGGCTGTTGAGCACTGAGGACATACCCACAGGACGGTTTCGAGCCTTCCGTCCTGTATTGAGGGCCTGGCGTTACAGTACAGGCACTCTCCTATGCGGAATTTCTTCCGGGCTTCTCGCCTGACGTGACGCTCGAATAGCTGAATGGCAAATTCATCCCGAGTTAGCCCTTTCCAACTCGGGGCATATCTGGTTACCCTGGGCTTCGATCCGATTTGAGTGGCGTCTTGGGCGGATGCCTTACCCTTCGGGGTTACCTCAATGGATTCTCCGGGAGGCGGGACCAGTCTGAGGGGGCTGGTTCCGTTTTCTTTTTCAGGAGAAGACTGCCGTGATCGCCTGGAACGCGCCAAGGAATAGATCTCCAAACCAGTGAATCCAGCCGTTGTAGGTTTCAACACGCTTGCCGATACATTCTGAAAGTTGCGTGCTGTCGGCTCCGCTCATTACCTGTTCGCAATGCTTGCGGGCGATGAAGGCGGTGCACCCAGAGAGCCCCACTCCTCCTGAGAGGGTTAGGAGCGGGGTTCTCCGTGGGAGGGTGCCCACTATTGGGTGTTTCATTACTATGCCTCGTTTTGGGTATTTGAAAAGCTAAACCAGCTTAACGAGCCTTTTCAGGCATTCGTCATACCTGAATGCCCACCAAGACTGAGAAGAGACCCGCTGTGCAGATTTGACCATGGCCATGCACTTCTTCATTTCTTCTCGGAGCTCGTCCTGCTTCAAGTCTGCCAGATCTTGGCATTCATAGACTTGGGGATCTTCTGCTCCTGGAGGTCGTTTCATAGGAGATACCTCGAGACGTCCCATTGTGATCCGTCGAGAACGGGTTTCAGCTTTTGAATCTCTGGCTGTTTCAGCTTCGCTCTCACATGCTGCGAAAACGTAGAGGGATCCGAGTAGATTTCAGAGTTTTTTACTCGCTCTGAGAACTCAGGAATGCAGAGATTTAGCTGCTTGTCGCACCATTCATCCATCCAGTCCTTCCAACTGGATAGGCGTACCCATTCCAGATCGGAGTGGTGGCGCAGCGCACATTGGTAATGCCAGACCGGAGCACCCTCTTCCAGATCGACGGAAAGGATGGAGTTGCCTTGGTATTCCCAGGTCTCCTTGGGCTTGCTGGAGTCTCCAAGGAGCTCCGTTTTAATCAGAGCTGGGTCTTTTAGTGGTTTCGATTGAGGGTTGTTCAGGGCCAGTAATTGTCTTCGGTTTGGACTCCACAAATTCTGCATCTATCGCCTGCTCCTTTTGCTTGGCTCTTTCGAGAATAGCCTCGGCTTCAGCGAGTTTAGCCACGGTCGCAGCGATGACAGCGCCCTGGTCGAAGGATTCTCGGAGTTTTACTCCGGTCGTCCGGTAATTGTTTTCGACGCCAGACACGGTTTTGAGGATGTTTACGATCTCTCCAGTGTCCATATCCCTGGATCTCTTGAGCCTTCTGCGAAGCTCAATCAACGCCATCTCTGCGATCTTCCTGGAGTGGTGAGTCAGAGCGGCTACGGCAGCGGGGTCCGTCGCGAAAAGCACGGCTTGTAACTGCTTGGCTGTTAATTCGGCCATACTCTGGGTTATCGTGGACGAGGTGAAAGAAGACAACATCGAGAAGGAGCTGCGTGCTCTTCAGGAATCCATCTCCTACGAAGATCTGACAGCCGAAAAAGCAGAAAATGTTGATTTCTTTGGCTGGAGGCCGATGCCGTACCAGCAGGAATGGTTCGACAGTGAAGCCCAGATCAAGCTGATTCTTGCTGGAAATCAGGTAGGAAAGACCCTTTGCCTCATCATCAAGGTCTTAACCCTGGCCTTGGGGATCCTGCCCTACTCCCTTGGTGGCAGTGTCGGGCAGAAACCCGTGCGGGGCAGCAAGAAGGGCATTCAGATTCTTCTGGCTGGAGAGAGTGCAAAGGCGGTCAAGAAGACCTTTGTCACCAAGCTCGAGCACTTCATTCGTCCTGAGTGGGTCGAGAAGACGAAAATGGGGAAGGAAGGGTATGTCGAGGAATATCGCCTCGTCACTGGAGCTACCATCACGATCTGGAGCTACAGTCAGCATTCCTCGACCTGGGAGGGTCCGCAGTGGAATTTTGCTGGATTTGATGAACCTCCCAAGAAATCCCACTTTACCGCCACCCAGCGTGGAACGATGAAACGGCAGGGTGAAATCTGGGTTACCGCCACACCCTTGAAAGAGGAGTGGATGGAAGATGACCTGATTGAACCCGCGCAAAACCCGGCTAGCGACCTCTTTGAACAGGCCGATTACTTTCGGGTGGATATGCACTCCAACTGCAAGGACTGCAACGGAGGGTACATTCCACATGATCGAATCATGTCCTACCTGGCCACGCTCACCCCCGAGGAAAGGGCGGCCCGAGAACACGGTATGTTTCTCGCCAGGACGGGGCTCGAATTTGCCTATGTCCGAGAGGACACCCACGTAGTTCCAGACACTCCCATATCCTCCGACATGCCAGTCGTAGAGGTCATTGATCCCAGTACGAAGAGGGGGATTTGGCTTGGGCATTTTGTCTTCCTTCCTGATGGGAATGTGAATTGGTTCCAGGCCGAGCATATTCCCGATGGCCCCTTTGCCTATATGTGCAGGAGCATCCATCGTTATCGGGGCAATCTTCCCTCTCGCCCGAAGATAGCAATCTGCGACCAGCGTGGCCTGACCTTCATGTCGAACAAGGATCAGGAGCGAACGTGGTTTGATGAATTTAGAAAATACGACCTGACCTATGTACGGTCAGTTGAAGCTCTCCATGAAACTTTGCACGATTGGTTGAAACCATTACCGAATGGACGACCAAAGCTCTGTTTGACTAAAACCGTTGCAACCAGGAAAGAAGGACCATTATGGGCAACTCAGCGATACCGCTACAGTCCTCTCGACAGCGCGAAGAAGAGATACGGCCAAAAGGGGAAGGACTGGATCGACCTGATGCGCTATCTGGCGGGCCAGCCGGGCCTGACGTACCAAAGGCTGTGCGGGCTCCAAAGCGACGAAAACCGGGCAGGCCCCGTAAGAGCGTATCAGCAGCAAAGACCAAGGCCGTATCAAAACCTCGTGCGGCAACAGGCAAGGCTACGAATCGGAGCAAATCGAGTAAAACGACTGAGACGTCGGGGCTGGAGCTTATAGTCCAGGCGATCTTCAAGCCCGAGGAAGTTGCCCAGGACGTCCAGGAGCACATGAAGGAACAACTCCGCAAGTCTCCGTTGATCGGGGAATTGTTGATTGAGTTGCAGTCGGAGTATCGAAACGACGTAGAAGCTCGAATGAGCCGCCTTCTTGAAGAACGAGATGAGAAGATTCGCGAGCTGACAGTCCAGCGAGACGCCTCGAAAGCCCAAGTCGAGGAGCAAGCCGATCAGGACCGAACGCCCCCGCACTGGTTGGTGAGCACGATTCGAGAGGTTGTGAGAGCGGAAATGCACAACCCGACATCGACCACGGCAGGCGGTGGGTTGAATCCGGGTATGGAGGAATACAACCCTACTGCGGGCCACGGCAGACCCCTCAGTCAGTGGGTTAGGTAGTGGGTGCTCCTGCTCTTACACAAAACGTCTTTCCCTTAACAAATCCTTCTCGTCCGATGTGGGCGCAGTCGGGGAACCCAGAGGAACTGGGGATTGTTGACCCGATTGCGGTGGGGAATGTCACGACCGAAGAGGTTGTGCAGCAGATTATCGAGCGTCGAAACGAGAGTGAAAAGGCGAGGAAGCATCTCGAAATCAAGTGGCGCTATTTCGAGGATCTTTATCACCTTCGTAGTCGAAACCAGGAGAAGGAGGAATGGCAGGCCAACACTGTCGTCCCGGTTCTTTTCAACAAGGTGAAGACTGCACGCAGCCTTTACGAATCGGCGTTGATGGCGATGCCGGATTACTTCAGCCTCGTTGGCGAGGGGGACCATTACCAGAACCAAGTCGCCCGGGAGCTGAAGAAGTGGATCAAGATCTCAGCCGAGATTGCGAACTTCAAGCCAGAGTTTCTAAACGCCGTCGAAGAGGCCACTCTTCTCTGTAGTTCGGCAGTAAAGATTACGCTGGAGCCGTTCATGTCGTATCGGCCCAGGGTTCAGATGCAGCCGCTTTACGCTCCCGAGCAGATGCAGCAGGCCCAGATGATGGGCCGTCCTACGACGCGCCCCCGTGTCGTTGCAGGCCCGGAGAAGCGTTGGAAGATTTGTGCGGAGCATGTTCCGCTTTGGCATCTTTATCCAGATCCGTACTCCAAGGATTTCTACGATTCTTGGGTAGTAGAAGAGTACGAGGTTGACCAGGAGAAGCTCCAGGAACTCGTGGCAACTGGTCTTTATCGTCCGATGCCAGAGCTTGGTGATGGCGTTCGTTTGCAGCGCAGTGAGTTCCTGAGCCGCTGGCAGCGATACGAGCTGACCGAGACGCGCTCCAGCAACAGAAAACGCCACCTCGTTACGAAGTATACGGGGAACCTCCACGACCAGGACGGCAAGCTGATTTGCAAAAATTGGGTTGTTGATGTGGTGGACGAAAAGATCGTTGCTCGAGCTGGCCCGAATCCACGATGGCATGGTGAAAACGGCTATGCCTGGATCAACCCGATGCCATTCCCTGGTCGGGTTTGGGGCCGCAGTCAGTGCGAGAGTGCAGCCGAGATGCAGGAGGAGCAGACCTATCTGTTCAACCTGACACTGGATGACGCCAAGTATTCGGTGATGTCGGCGTTTCTCCTTGATGACACGAAGGCCCTGGAGCCTGGGGATTACGAGTCCATTGAGCCTGGAAAGATTTACCGGGGCATGGATGACTTCATCAAGAAGCTCGATTTCAAATCACAGCTTCAGCACATCTGGCCGGTCTTGGGCTTTATGGACCAGCAAGTGGCAAAAACGACTTTCGTCAGTGAGACGATTGACGGCCAGCCCACATCGCGTGGGCGTCCGAGTGCGTTTGAGATCGACAACAAAACGCAGGCTGGGTTGCAGCATTTCCAGAATCTAGCGCGGGGTCTGGAAGAAGGTCCGATGGCCCATTGTCTGGAGATGATTCGCAATCTGGTTCTCCAGTTTGGTGATGAGTCTGGAGATCCCCGGCTCTCTGCCGTCATCAACAATCTGGGTGGTCCCCGGGCTCTACGGGATCAGCCTTCACGCTTGATGCTTCTGTCCATTCCGCACCGGATTGAAGTGCGCGGCCTGACTACGATGCAAAGCCGTCAGCAACTCATCAAGAGTTACATGCAGGCTTTCCAGATTGGTCAGAACTTGGGAGTGCATCCTCTCGATATGATTCGCCCCTGGTACAACATGATTGCTCTGCTTGGTTTGAGCCCGGAGCAGATGGGCTTGCCTGTCGAACCAGAGCAGTACCAGGGCATGAAGATGCGAATGCAGCAGCAACTTGCTGCCCAGCAGGGTGGAGCTCCGGGAACTGGAGGACCAGGAGGAGGAGCCCCAAGTCCCAATCCCCAAGGTGGTCAGGCCCAACCGGCTGGACCGGATTCCGTACAGACTCAAGCAGAGCAACCGGAATAGGAGGAAAGCGTGGGGGTCGGGAAGAGCCTGGTTTGGTTGACTGAGCGGCCATCCTGATCGGGCACCCCGCTTTTCGGCCCTCACGCACTGATTATGGACTACACACTTCTTCCGAGTGCAGATCCAGCATTAAACAAGCTGGCATCAGCAAAAGCCTCGAGTATCGGAAAAGGCGTAAGCGGGACAATTACCAACGCTGGAACGATTACGGTCTGGACTCCCGCAAGTGGGAAATCTTTCGTGGTTCACGGTTGGGACATCAAGGTTCTGATTACGACCACGCTAGGGGCTAGCTCCACGGGCTTTACGATTGGGCTCTATGACGCGAGCGTATCCGATGCGAACCTCGTAGCGGGCATCACGTTGCTCCGTGGAGCCTCCCCTGCGGGGGAACTCTACACGGGTCATGTTGAGAATTGTTATTTCAAAAGTGCGGCTGCGAATCAGGCATTGATTCTTGGGCCGCACACCAGCCTGGGCGCAACGAATGCGATTCGCGTAGCAGGCACCGTCTGGGGAGCCGAAGTATGATTCTGATTATCGCCCTCGCGTTCCTGCTTCTGGCCTCCAATGCGGAAGCAGGAGCTGTCTGGGGTTGCTTTGGCCAGACTTGCCAGCATCTTACTGCTCGGTCTGGTGATACTTTTAGTGCTCAGGATTCAGATTCTTCTATTCCCTGGCAAGTCGCAGGATCGGCACCAAGTTGCTCCTCAGAAGGACAAGCCTACTGGCACTCGAGTAACGACCGGATAAATGTGTGCGACGATAGTTCCTGGGTTACGTTTTATTCGGGAGCCCATACGACAGACACCGGGCCGAGTCCCGACTGCTCGGGCACATTGACGTACCAAGATGGCGAAGGGGCTTGCGACACCTACACCCTGGCGGGGAACACTACGGAACTCGCGACGGTCGCCAGTAAGACTTCTGGCCGATGCGCTCAATTCGACGCGAATGGAAACATTGGAGCAGCGGGCGCTGCATGTAGTAGCGGAGGTGGTGGTTCTGTTGCCGGTAGCGACACCGAGGTCCAATTCAACGACGGGGGGTCTGCATTCGGTGCAGATGACCGCTTCCGCTGGGTAAAGAGCAACCACCGGCTAGTCATTGGAGATGCGGACTACGGCTGGGGAGCGATCTCTGCCTATGGCAGCGGGTCAACCGAGGTGGGCATTGTCAGTGCCTATGTGGGCTCCGGGGCCACTACTTCGGGGTTCAACGTCCTGGGCAAAGCGAGTGGAAGTGTCGGAAGCCCGGGGGCAGTTCCCGACGATGAGCTGATCGCTCGCTGGTGGGCCTTGGGTCACAACGGAAGCTCTTTTGTGAACTCCTGCCAGATGAACGTCTATGCGGACGGGGCCTTTTCGGGGAGCAATCAGGGGAGCGATTGGGAACTCACTTGTCCCTTGAACGATAATACGGGCTTGACGGCTCGTATCCAGGCCCTGGGCTCGGGGGAAATCCATATTCGGGACAAGACCATCTTTGGCCAGAACCTGGACAATACAACCCTGACGACAGCAGGGGATGAGTCGTACTTCCTGTTTCTGGATGATCTGGACATTGACGTGAGTCCAAGTAGCGGTGCGTCGAATCTGAAGATCATCGACATTAACTCGACTCTGCATTACGGCCAGTCGGCAGTGTCGTTGTCCACGTTCACCAGTTTTGCGAACGAAACTGTCTTCAACTACGACGACGCCAGCAACTCGGTGATCTTTGTCCCATGGACGTTCAACAATGGATCTACGGCTAAAAGGACAGCCAACGGAACCTTCCTGACCTTGGCTCAGTCGTATCGAGATACTCCGTCCTATGAGAATGGGGACGCGAGTGCCTGGACGGTGAACTCTCACACGACGCTGGTATCGTCTCCGATCATCAAGAACACCGGCTCAATGGGCGATATTACCCTGCTGGCTGGGAAGGGTGTGTCCAGTCAGCCTCAGTTCTCTTGTGGAAATGGGAATTGCACGATCACTAGCTGGGTGGATTTTTATGCCCCGAGTGCGGCCTATGGGTCTGGTGCGGGGACAGAAGACATTACGACTCGGTACGGCTTGCAGATCCTTGCAGACACTCGAGCGGACAAGCATTACGGGATCTACAATGAGGCTCTGACGCAGTTCCCCTCTGTGACCACAGCGATCTCTGCGACTTTTACGCTGACCCCCACCTCTACGTTTATGGTTCTCAACCCAGACGCGAGCATAACCAGCAGTGCTTCCACTGCGATCAATGACGGGG